TTTACTTTAGCTTGTTGTTTTTTAAGATAAACCTTTAACATTTTCTCGTACTGCTCTCGCTTTAGTACGTAGGTGGTAGGAAGTTTTGAATTGACCATCTTTGTCTTTGTGTTTTATAACTATCCGAAATCAAAAAGTTACTCTTTCCGTACGGGTTCATATCGGGGAATATGTTATTATCCGTATTGTTAGTATATTCGGGGAAAAGATTTGTATTAAAACGCAAATAATCGACCATTCGCTTGGTGTAGAATCTCGCATTCTCACGCGCTTTCTCTTTCAATGATTCCATTTCACCTTTAGTTACAGGTGTAGTATCTTCGCTTTGTCTACTTACCAAGTTACCATTGTCGTGTTTGTACAATAACGATGGGTAAAGTTCAACCATAACCCACCAAATAAGCAATTTAATTACGTAATCATTCAATAATGTTTCGTACTGGTCTTCAAGTGTGCCATTAGCGACATCATCCTTTAATTTGTTGGTTAAGTTAGTACCTAAAAAGTTTTGCAAGTACATATCCTGCGCTACATAAATGCAAGGTCGAATTAAGTTTGGGTCAACTGCATCAGTCAAGGGAGTGTATTTCTTTAATAACTCCTCGTTTATCAAAAGTATTTCTTGTGGGATTGCCATATTTTACAATTTTTTTAGTTTATTCTACCACCATTTGGAAAGTCCTTCATTGGTCTCTTTGCATCTTGATAACCTACCGTTGTATCAAGTGGTGAAAATCCTTCAGCTTCCGCTTTTCTAACCGCAATCTTTACTTCGTTATCCATCCCTTCGTTTGGTAAGAATTTACCACCTTCTCTTTTGCGTTTATAAATTGCTCTCATCCAAAAATGATGGCAATTAACACCGCCTTTGTAACGGAAGATATTTATGGTATTAGTACCCCGTTCAGCAAATTGATTATTCACACCCGCAGCACTCATTTCCTGGATATCCTCGTATCTCCAAACAATGCCACCTTTCGAAAGTCGTACCATTTCACGACAAAACTCACGCGAATTTTGACTTATCCAAGTTGAATATCTATAACGCACCTTATAAAGTCCTGCATCAAGTTTGCTCTTTTGGTCAGGGTCAGCATATGAATCAAGTGCTTGGTTTACTTTGGTGAAATTTTCTTCAGCATCGTAATCACCAACCTCACACTCTTCAACAAGTTCCCACTCATTTAAATCAATCAACTCACCACATTCGGCAAGGTGTTTTAAAAATTGCTTTCCTTCTTCATCGGTGAAATCGTCAACACTTGATTGGCAAACGTGCGTAGATTGCTCAACTCTTTCCAAAATTCTTTTTGCCCAATCTCTACCTGCATCACCTCCCCAAAGTTGCCAAGCCACACGACCTGCACTCGGGAAACCCTCTTCGCCTTGATTCCAACCTTTCGCCTGTTTGTCTACTTCGTGTCTTGAAAAGTAACTATTCATTCTTTGAATTGTATCCAAAGATAAATTTCTTTTGTTGCTTATATCTCTCGCACGTGCTACACCTACTTCCGTTCCACCTCTTCCGTACTCTTCGCGCCACTTTAATCCAAGTTCGGCTTCTGATGCCATTTCATTGGTTGGTGCGTAGCTCTCAAACTTTTGAGAAATGCTTTGGTGTTCGCACTTAACTTTTTTTTTTTCAGTTGACTGCGTTATAGGTGCTTCGGTTGTTTGCTCGGGAACAAATAAATCGTTAGGCGCAATCTTAACTCCTTGCGGAACTGCAATGGCTCTCAATATTTCATCTACTCCATCGCATATAATACGTTGGAAAGGCTCAATAACTTGCTTTGTAAACAAGTACATTGATGTTTTCAATTCATCGGTATTTGAACCCAATCCACCACCATCACGAATACCAAATAACAAAGGACTTGTTACGCGGTGTGCTATCAAGATTTGGTTTGTACTCTCGGTACTTAAGAACTCGTATTGTTTATCACTATCGGAAATTGGAAACGCCGTAAACTCAACACCTCTATCTCTTTCTTCATTAAAGAATGTCAAAACCTTTCCTGCATTTTCAGCACCTTGAATGCTTAATTGCAGTTGTTGTTTAATCATTCTTTGCTCTTCTAATGTAGGAATTCCGTTGTTAAATGATGCAATTAACGAAGGAAAGAAACCATTTAAAATATTATTTACGTGGTATTCTCCAATTTGTCTTGTTAACTCAATCCAGTTGATTGATCCAATGTAATCAGGCTTGGGATAATACTCACTTCCTACCATCATCGAATGCTGAAACATCACCTGCTTCGGGTTTTCCTCTTTGGTGTTTATGTCAAAGAATGGAATGTAATGGGGGTTGTTTTTCTTTTTACGTGTATCACTCCAATCTCTACTATACCAAACACCAGTAACATCATCATTATCATCGGAACAAGCCAATCGGCAGTTCTCGTATGGTAAGTGGTTTATTTGAGCAATGGTGCTTCTGTCCATTGACCAAATTACTTCCCAATAAAAGCCTCCGTGTAACTTTAAATCAAGTGCGGTTGAATGCAAGACCTTATCTAACTTCAATCGTTGAATCTCGCGTAAGGTCACTTGTGATGCAGCAGTAAATTCTTTACCTGCTATCATAAAACTGATTGAGTTAACTAATGCACCGTGAACAGGCGATGTGTTATATAGTTCAATCAAGTATTGCGGGAAGTGGTTTCCTTCGCCATAAGCCACCCATCCCTTTCTATCCTCAAATTCGATAGGTTCGATTTTAACGTACTTGGCTAATTCTACTTGCGTAGCACTAAACCTGTCAACGATTGATTTTGTTTTATCCATTGTATTCAATATCACTTGGAATAATTATGTTTGGTTGGTCGTAATAGTTCACCAAAGTTTCCATTTGGATAAACCCTCTTTTAATCTCACCAACCACATCCGCGTTTTGTGGGTCAAGATTAGTATCTGAATTTTGACCGTATATAATGAAGTTATACCGCCCACCATTAACAACAAGGATAGAACCATTAGTTGGATCATCGTCATTTGTACTAATTGCCAAAGTCGTAACCCTATCGTTCTCGCTGATTTGAGCAGGTATAACATAAAATGTTTCTAAAGTAATTTCGTTTTGAATCATCAAAAGATAATCCGTATACGTTGTATCAAAAAGCAAAACCCCCTCCTTTAGAGAAAGGAGAAGGGTCTGCGATGCGGTATTTGTTTGAAGGTAATTCATCCTTTAAACAAATATAAATTAAATACTTCCAGGAGCTACTGAAATCGACTGAAAGTTATCAAATGGATCATTGGCATATGACTCCAAGCGATAAGCTTTATTCGCTTCTTCAGCAGTGAATGTAATTGTGTAACCGTTAAGGTCACCTTTGGCAGTACCTGTAGAAGTCGAAGCAGCAGTAACTTCTGCGCCATCAACCTTACCAACCATCCAAATATTGTTGTTGTTATCTTGTACAAATACAACAAGACGATTCTTTGCAACTAATTCAAGTTGTTTTCTACGTAGTGCAGTCAATTTAAAGAAAGTTGCAGTAACGGTTTGAGTGTAGAAAATAGTTCCGTTTTCAACTGAACTTTGCACTTCTTCAGTAAAGTTTCCTGTGTGCTTAGGCAATACATATTGATAAATGGTTGCAGTTGGTAATGCTTCAATTTCTTGAGAACCAGCATCAATACTAACTTGCCCACCCTCATAAAATTCTGACATACTTTGTATATAGATAGCCTTAATACCACCTACACCTTCTTTGCAATCAAGTCCAAATCCTGCGGTTAATTCACAAGCCATAGTAATTTTTTTTTATTTGTTATTATTTACAATAAAAGGCAGGAGGATAACCCTCCCACCTTTTTACTTGTGTTTTTTATTAGTCGTTGTAGCAATATACAACGTCACCCAAGAATCCAACTTGAACTCCTACGCGGAATCTCATAGCCATACGTACTTGGTCGGATGCATCAGTCAAAGTCATATCAACAACCTTAACTTCTGCGAAGTCGCTGTTGGCATCTACACCAACAAACAAGTTACTTGGTTCTGCAGCAATTACAGTTCCGTTTGACATTCCAGGACAAACATAAATATCATATCCGTTGAATTGCAAGTTGAAATCGTTTGATGCTTGGAATTGTTGCAAGTAACCTTCGGCAGCAACCGCTTGACGGTACAACTGTGCAGATTGACGGTTCATATACAACTTAACATTTGGACTTCCAACCAATGCAGTAGGCAAGTTGTTAATCACTTGATTCAAGTTTTCGATGATAGTTGCAACGGTCATTGTACCTGAACCTGCAGACCAAGCCGCACGATAGTAAGTGCTACTTACATTGATTGTTTTTTCAAATCCATCAAATGCAGGATAAGTAGAACCAGAAGCGGTGTTACCTTGCCAAATTGTGAACTCAATATTTTGAGCAACTTGAGATGCAGCATAACCAATTAAGAAGTCAGCGAAGTTAGCAGGAACAACATCATTGATAAATCCACGACCTGTAGACATTGCTTCCCAATCTTTAGCGAATTCAGTCTTACAAACTTCCAAGTTAACTTTCAAATCTTTAACCTCAAGAACTGCCTCGCTCAAAGTCAATGCAGTTGGATCCTCGAAATCACAAGTAAATCCTTGAACCAAGTTTCCGCTTGACAACTTCTTAAGAACCGCTTTGTATTTTACACCTTCCTTAAGTGTAACGTAAGATTTTGCCAAAGTGTCACCACTTAATAATGCTGCGTGAATATAGGGCAATGCTAATTCACCAGAATATGTACCGTTAATAGTAATAGCCATTTTTTTTTATTTTTTAGAATTGATTATTTGATATGCGCGTGAACGTGCATCCATTGCTCTAAATGGAACTTCGTTTGCGCTTTGTTTTTGTGCAACTGGGTTAGCCTTCTTCACCGACTCGGTAGCAGGTGCTTTGGACATCTTCTCAATAGTTGCAGATAGGTTTTGCTTTTCAGCAGTCAACTCGTTAATCTTGGCTTCAAAGCCTTCAATCAATTTGCTGATAGTGTTTTCGAACTCTTCGCGTGAAACTCCATCGAAAGATGATTGCTCAACTTCTTCGATTTCAATCTCAACCTTTGGTTCTTCTTCCATAGGCTTTTCTTTTACTTCGCTGATTTTGCCTTCTACTACAACCAAGATTTTACCTTCGGCGGTTTCGTGTTCTCCATCGGGAGCAGGGGTTGGGTTACCTTCTGCATCCATAACAAAGATTTCAGAACCGATACCGAATTCAGCATCTGGTGAGTAGACTTCAGTACCATCAGCGAGTACAGCCATAGCCATTTGTTTTTGCTCTACCGCCTCCTCAACTGCTGACAAACTAACCCCGAAGGACTTTAGTTTTTCTGCGTACTTGGAAACGATTTCGTTAACTTTACTCATAGTGTTGATAATTACTTTGTATAATAGACGCATAAACTCAAATTTGTTTTTACTTTTGTGTCATCCCATTCGGGTAATGTTTGTTCATTTTTCTAATTGTTTTTAAGTTCAACGAAGAAAGCCCCTAACGAGGGGCTTCTTTGTTTGTCGGGTAAACAATACACCTGCACTGGTGTAATCTATTACAACGCGCTTAACTCATCATTAAGTGCCTTCATAATTTTCTCAATCTCTTGCTCGGCTAAATACTCTTCACTCATCTCGGTAAAGAAACCTTCCAAAGAAAACCCTTTAACACTACCTTGCTTGATGTCACTCCACACCTCATCGTTATCTACTTTCATTCCAATGCACCAAGTACCATCGGGAAAGGAGAAACCAAAGTTTTGGCTCTTATCGTGTTCGCCTTCTTTAATCCACGATTCAACAACCACACAACCTGCAACTGGCACTTGATGCTCAAGGTTACTATTGTGGTGCATATTGCGCTTAAGATATTCTTGCGCTATCTTGTTAATAGTGTCCTTTGAGTATTTGCAATAGTAAGCCTCACCCGCACCATTAACGCGGTAGATAAGTTGGTCGGGAATCATCACCGCACCATACAACATCTTGCGCTCACCCTCTTCGATTGCGGCTTGTTTAACTTGCGTTTTTGACAATGCTACGAAATCAACTTCGATTGCAGGATTCTCAACTAATGAGATTGCATTTACTCCAAGATAACCACTATCGTCAATAGTGTATTCGATTACTTTTACTTCTTCCATTATTTTATGATTTTTGATTGGTCTTTAATTTTTTGTTCCGCTTCTTGTGCGCTACTTACGTTAGTCGCTAATACGTAGGTTTGAATAGGTTGTGCTTTATTACCATTTACATTCAAGAAAGATAAGTCGACCGCAGGAGCTGAAGATGAACCACCCATTGAACTACCCCCACCGTTACCGCTTGGCTTTGGTGCGTTTCCACCTCCGTTAAATTGTTGCGCTCTAATTGATGCGATACGTGCGATACCTGCTGCCGCCGCAATACCCGCCTGAATAAATGGATATGCAGGAAATACAGTTGTTATAGGACTGGCTTGAGCAGTTGTAAATGCGTTTTGAGTACCTTCAATAGTTGATATTGTAGCTTGTGCAATACCCAAAGTTTTTGCTATCTCAAATCCTTTCTTCGCGTCAACTATTCCGCTATCAACTAACGCGCTATTCAAGTCCATTAAGCCACCTATTGCATTTGAAGCAATCGATAATTTTGCTTGTTGAAAAGCCTTTTCCCCAGCTAATAATTCTTTTGCTAATTTATCTGCATTCTCTAATGCTTTTTGTGCTTGAAGCCTATCGTATTCATCCTGAAATTGTAATTTAGTTTCACCTAAAACTTTTTCATTATAAACCGACTTCTTTAATTTTTCATCTGCTTTTAATGATGCCTC